GGGGCAAGCTCAAAGTTCACGAACGAGAACGTCTCGTCGAGCGTGTCACGCACCGACGCAATCGCCCGCTCGGCGTCCTGGGTCGAGAACCCAAACTGGGCCGTTTCTTCCGCCGCGGCCTGGGCCTGGTCGAGAACCTGCAGCCGCCGGATGGCAGCATCCTCCGCAGCCTTGTCGCCGCTGGCACGGGCCTCGACGATGGCCGCCTCGGTCTCCTCGATCTGCCTGACGATCGCCAGGAGCGTGTCGGCTGGCGTCGCTCCGTCACCGCCGCCGAGACCTTGTGCGGAAATGAACGCGTCGGCCAGCTTGCGGTCGGCCTCGACGGCAGCAGCTGCAGCACGCTCAGCCGCTGCGATCTTCTCGTCGGCGGCCTTCTGGGCAGCTTCGGAAGCACGGGCCTGGGCCTGTGCCTCCTGGTCCAGCGTTTCGATCTTGGCTTCGAACGCAGCCTTCTCCTGCTCGGCCGCCTTCTTCGCCTCGTCGGCCGTCAACGTGTTGTCGGCCTGAAGCTGTGCGATCTGCTCTAGCGAGGTCTGATAGGCGACTGCAGCCTCAAAGCCAGCCTGGCCGAACTCCGCGGCCGCCGTGGCCGCCGTGCCGATCTCCTTGGCGAACTGCGAGGCGGCCAGCGTGGGCTGTGACAGGTCGAGTTCGGGAATCACCGGCTCTTCGACCTCGGCGGTGATGCCGAGGAAGTTCTCGGCAATGGTGAGCAGGCGTCCAACGGTCCCGCCGATGGCGTTGGCGATCGTTTCGAATGTGGACGACACGCCACCGAATACGGACGAGATCACGCCGCCGATCTGTTCAATGGCAGACTGCAGGCCGAAGAACTCAGCCCACGACGCCAGCGAGTCGCCGATGTAGCTGCCGACCTGTGAGAGCGCCGTGCCAATGATGTTGGCAACACGCGAGACGGTTTCGCCAAGACCGCCAAGGTTGTCAGCAACTGCACCGAGCGGCGAGAACGATACGGCGAAATCTGTAGCAGCTACCGCGCCGTCGACTAGATATCGCACAACGTCGATAAACGCGGTGCCGAACGATTCACCGACCGCGCCGAACGCTTGGGCCAGGTCTCCGATAGGCGAGATGATTTCCCCGATTACGCGGCCGATGCCGCCGATGACCACGCCGACAACCTCGAACGCTGTACCCAGACCAGAAAGCACCGGTTCCAGAACGTCGCCAATCGGCCCGACGATAGCGTTGATGCCGCCCAGGAACTCGGCAGAGCCTTGTGCGATGCCTTCACCGAGGCCCACAAACGGCAGCAGCAGCAGCTCGCCGAGCCGGGAACTGGCAACGCCCAGGGCGTCGATGCCTGCACCGAAGTCATCAATGCGGCCACGGTCGATGGCCGATAGTGATCCACCGAGCCGCTCGATGTCGTCGGCTGCCGGGCCGAGGTTGGCAAAGAACGGCAGCAGGTCGGCGCCGCTCTTGCCGAAGATCTGCATGGCAGCGGCCGTCCGCTTCGCGGGATCTTCGATGCCCTGCAGTTGTTCGCCGACCAGGCGGATCTGCTCTTCCGGGCTCAAGTTCTCCAAGTCCGTGAACGAAATGCCCAGCTTGGCCAGGGCCGCAGTCGCGGCCTTGCTCTCCTCGTCTGCACCGGCGAGCGTCTTCTGTAGCTTGCCGAAGGCGCTGCTGACTGATTCGATGGAAACGCCCGAGCGGTTGCCCGCTTCCTCGAGCGTCTGGATGAACTCAAACGACACGCCCAGCTTGTCGGCCGTGTTGCCGAGCGTCTCGACGCGGTCCTCGAGGTCGAGCAGCCCGCTGGCCACCGCGGTAGCACCCGCACCAAACGCAGCCACCGCAGCGAGGCCGACAGTGAACGGATTCACCATCCCAGCCACCGAGGCTCCGATGTTGGCAAGGCCGCCAGACAGGCCGGCACCGCCGCCGAAGACCTTGCCGAGACCCTCGCCAGCAGACGCCAGACCTGACAGACGGCCGGCCACATTGCCGATCGGGCCTGGCAAGGCCGACAGCACGCCGGACAACTCGTTGAACTTCATCGTGCCGCCGTCGCCACCAGCCGCGGCTGCGTCTTCAAATCCTGCAGCGGCCCTGCTGGCTTTGTCGAAGTCAGTCGTAGCCTTGGCGATTGCCGAGTTGTACGTCTCCTGCGAGATGCGGCCAGCGGCCAGGTGGTCGCTCAATTCCTGGACCGCCGCGTCGTACTTCTGCTGAGGGCTTAGGTTGGCCTGCGTGATCTGAGCCGCGCGTGCCAGGGCCTTTGCCCGGTCGGTCTCGGCCTTCGCCGCCTCTTCGTTGGCACCGCTGGCCTCTGCCGCCGCACGGCTGTACGTCTCCTCGCTGATCGCTCCGGCCGCGAGCAGCTGGCCCAGCCGCTCGAGCTCAGCCGTACGCCGCTCCTCGGCCGTGGCCACCTGGTCGGTGATCCGTGCACCTTCGGCAAACGCTGCCGCCGCCGTCTGGGCGCTGCCGACGATGGCCTGCAGTTCCGAGGCGTACTCCTGGGCAGAAATCTGCCCGGTCTTCAGGGCACTGCCGAGAAACGCGATATCCGTGGCCACTTGCTGCTGGGCCGCAGCTGCCGCACCGCTTGCCGCCGTGAACGAGTCGAAGAGCGACGACGCAGCCGCGGCCTGCTTGCCGAGGTTCTGCAGCTGACGGTCGACCTGTGACAGCCCCTTGGTCATGCCGTTGGCATTGGCCGAGAACTGCACGCCGAGTCCGATCACCGTCGCCATTAGTCACCCGCCAAGTCTTTCGCCAACTGTTCCAACGCTTCCTGTATCTGCAGTTCGTGCTGCGGTGCTTTCACAACCGGAACGAAGTCCTCAGCCTTCGGCGTCCTGCCCCGCGGGCAGTACGGCGCGAGCGTCGCACTGGCCACCAGGCCCGTCTGCCGCCATGTGTCAGGAAGCGGATGGAAGTGCCGGTGGTATGCAATCCACTCGGCAAACTCCCGGCTGTCCATTTCCTGGCACAACTGCTTGACCGTCATTCCGAGATGTGCCGCCAGACGAAACAGAAAAACACGCGTCGGGCGGACTGCTAGTTTTTTGCGAGTTCCTCCACGTCCTTGTCGGTGAGAGCGTTGTGCTCCATCGCCTTGGCCCACACGCGGCTCATCACCTTGGCCGACTTCTTTGCCAGCTGCTCGACCTCCGCGTCGGTGAACAGCCGCGCGCCCTTCTCGTCACACAGGCAGCGTGCCAGGAACTTCGTGCGGAAGTTCTCGACACCCTTACCCTTGTTCGCCACCCAATCGTTCTCGTAAGAGTCTCGCTCGCCGCAGGTCATCACGCGGATGAACACGCTGCCGCCCCACTCCTTGACCTTGACCTCGAGGAGGCCCAGGTCGTCCGCTGCAAGAATTTGTTCTTTCGTCAGTGCCACGGTTTCATCCAATGAGGTCGAACGTGAACGTGTAACGCGTCACATCGTTGGCAGCCGCGGTGGCTCCCTTGCCCGTACATACTGCGTTGTATGTCAAGCTGACGCCGCCACCGCTAATAACGAGCGACCCGTATTGGCCCCAATTGAAAGAGCCCGGAGCGAGTCCCTCGACGCTCACGCTGCCGCCGCTTGGTGCATAGGTGCCGCTGCGACCAATAGGCAGGCCGCCGCCAAGCTCCAACTGCACGCTTGTCAGCTCGGTCAGTGAAGAACCGGCAAACGACACCGTGCAGCCTTGCGAGTATGTCGCCACGGAAACCCCCGTAGCGGACTAGACCCGCGCGACTCGGAAGGTGGCCTGGCCCCGCGTGGCGTCGTTCGTCGCCAGCGTGACGCTGGAAGAACTGACCGTGGCAGCAGCACTGAGCGTCAGGCCGCCAGAGATCACCAGCGTGCCGGTCGACCCGTCGGTGATCGGCGCGGTGCCGAGGTACTCGATGCTGACCTCGCGACCCGTGTCCGTGGCCGAACCCTTGAGGGGGCGATCCATGGTGGCAACGCTGCTGCCTGCGGACAGGCTGAGGTGGGACACGTCGATGGTGTCGCCAGCCGACACGTCGGTCATCGAGTAGGTGATGTTCGTGACCGTGTAGCCCGTGCCGCCGAACGTGAGCGTCGTGCCCTGACCGTGAGTTGCCATGAGTTAATTCTCCACCCAAAAGAGGTCGTAAGTTTGCCGGACCAGATAGAGCGAGTTCTCCGCTCCGTCGATCTCCACGAGGTCGTCGGCCTCGTCCATCAGAAACGTCTGCCGAACTTCTGTATTGTCAAAACTGCCGGCGTACCCATCCAGAACGCGGCGGCACTTGTCAGCCAGATCCCGCGCCGCCTCGTAGGTCACGCCGTAGACGTAGAGTTCGACCGTGACTCGGGGCAGGCCGCTCGGCGTTCCGGCCATGGTCATTTCCCGCAGCACCCTGGCACGCCGCCAGATGATCAGCGGGAACTGGATCGGGGACGGCCCGACGTAACGCAGCGGGTAGATACGTCCGCTGATCAACGCCTGCACGTCAACGTCCGACACCAGGGCGTTTCGTAGAACAGCCTCGGGGGATTTCAGCGCCATCAGAACGGCCCCTGGAGTGACTTGATTTTGTCGGCGAGCTCGCGGGCGGCCTTGTCGAAAGCGTTGGTCATTTCCTCGACCATCAGCGATTCAACACGCTCGCGTGTCTGCTCCCATGCCGATCGGATTGGAGGCCGACCGTACGAGCCGCCGACCGGCATCTTCCCGGTCGACACCCTGCGGCCGTCCTGCGTGCGGCGGAAACGCTCTTTGGTGCCGAACTCGACAAGCCCCTGGTGGTAGCCCAGCTTTGTGTTGTCGTATGGCTCGTTCATCTTCCGGCCAGACTTGAACCCGAGAATGGCAATGCCCACACCGGTTCGCGGGTACCTTTTGCTCTTCACGGCGATCGACCGCCGGAGGTTCCCAGTAGGGCCTCTCGGCGTGGCTGACTTCAGGGCCTGCAGCGTGCCGCCCTTCTCAGCCGCACGCCGTAGCCCGGCAGCCATGTGCTTGGCGGCGAGGTTCTTCGGCAGGGCCAAAAAGGCATTGCGGATGCTTTCCAGCCCAGGGATGCTTGTCGTGATCCTGATGCCGACCTGCTCAGCCATTGCGTCGCTCCATGCAAATGGCTTCGTGTTCGGTGCGGTGCCCGTGCTCGAGCAGGCTGGCGATCTCCAGCGTGCGGCCACGCCACGCGAACCGCATCTGGCTAGTGAGGCCAGGCAGGTACCGCAGCCGCAGCCGGTGCGTGACGGTCGTCTCCTGCTGGCCAGCCGCCAGGGCCTCGCGGGCGGATACGCCCTCGACGCTGGCCCACACGGCCGACGAGTCGGACCACGCCAGCACGGTCTCGCCAAGGGCGTTTGTGGTGCCGCTGGCGATCTGCACGGTTACGCGTTCTCGTAGGTCGCCTGGTCGGATCATTCCACCACCGTACGCGTAAAGCTGGGATTACTGGCAGACGCTGTCACTCAGACGCGGCCGGCTCCACCCACGTCACCGTCGCCTCGTCGAGCGTCCATCCTTCGCCGGGGCATGGCGGCACGAAGGCGTCGAGCCGCTCGTCGTAGTGATGGCCGATGCCAGCGTAGCGTTTTCGGATGCGGCCGTTGTACGACGTTTGCTTCCATCTTCGATGGCCGAAAAGCGATTCTAGAAGGTCGACGCCACGGATCTCTTGCTCAGCGCCGTCTACGAGCATTTCGTTATTTGCGATGACGAGCACGGCGACCACAACGCCGCCAGGAGTCAGTTCTGCAAAGTGTGCCATTAATAGGTGATGCTCCCAGCACCCGAGAACGTGTAGAGGTATTCCACGCCAACGCGAGACGCAGTTGGCGACCCAGTTGTCGCGGACGCCGGAAACAGACTGCGAAGGATGACCACGCCACTTCCGCCCGAGCCGCCAGAGCCGCCGCCTCCACCAGTGCCTGCGGTGCCGCTACTGCCAGACTGACCGCTGGGCGTCGTGTTATTTCCCTTGCCGCCGCCACCAGCGCCAGCCGCACCGGATGTCGCTGAGTTGAAAAGAGCGCCAGATCCGCCGCCACCGTATGTCACAGACAAGCCAGTGATGTCGTTGGCAACTCCACCGCCGCCTGCACCGCCAGCCGACGATGTGCCGTTACCTCCAGCGGCAGACGCGCCTCCCCCGCCGCCAGT